TTCCCTTAACTCCTTCTCTAAGCTTCCAGTTCTGAGGCTTACTTATCTCTTTAGGAAGAGCAGTAGTAAATGCCCTAAGAGTAGATACAGTCCAGTCAGGGGCAAAGAGAAGGATCTGTGCCCATTCTCTTCCTTGAATGTTAGCTGCCTTCATTGCTATGTTCTGCAACACTTTATTCTGGGTTTGACTAGCTACTTCTAACCAATCAAGACCACCGAAGGTGTTATTAACAAAGCCACTGATCTCCTTACGAAGAACTTCATCAGCTATGTGTGGATTCTTAGCCTTAGCTTCACCAAACAAACGCATAGCCAGATGAAGCTTCTGTCCTGTGTGCATGTAGTCCCAAGTGAATCCATTGAGCTTCTGTAGTATATGCTTATCAAATGGAGTAGTAACATGTTGTACAAGCTTAATCTCAGGGCCAAACTTACTGAGAGCTTTATCTACAGCAATACCAGTATCAGCAATAATGGTACGCTTAATGTCTTCTGTACCTGCCATAAGCCCATCACGAATGAATCCATCAATTAGTTCATGATTCTCATCATTCCTAAAGGCTTCTACAGCTTGTCTAATCCCTTTACCCCCAGAGAATACCTCCTTAGCAAAGCTAGTAGGAGAAGCCATTGCATGAGCAGTACCTAGAGAATAGGCATGGAACAACGATCCCACAGTATTAAGAGACTTGGTAAGATGACTAATACCACCAAGAGCACGAAGAATAAGACTAGGTTCAGTCTGTCTAAACATGAACCCCATAGCATCCACTAAGTCAGGATGCACTAGTTTGCCTTCTAAAGACCTAGATCCTTTACCTTGGAAGGCTTTGTATCCATCCTTAAGTCCCATACTACTTACTGGAACAATCAAAGGTTTGCCATCGGTAGTAGCTAAAGTCTTCTCAAAGTGTTCTATCATGTTCTTATGGATAATAGCAGTTTGCATAGCCTTCTCATAAGCTACTGCAATCTTAGCTATATCGGTATGAACCACTACACCAGTATCCTTAACAGCTTCCTCAAGCTCTCTAAGAGTCTCATACACCCGAGTCTCAGTAAAGTCTTTAACCAGTTTACTATCTTTAGGTTGGTTAACAATCTTGTCAAACAAAGACTGTTGAGCTTCTTCAGACAGCTTAGACTTACTGAAGTCAAGGATGTGAGTTACATAGTTCTCTCTAAGACCATCAATAAGACCAGCAGCCTTGGCTTGTTCACCAATAGCTTTAAACCGACCTTGTATCTTTTCTACAAGAGGATTCTTATGCTTCTTCCCCACATCCGTAGAACGAGTAATAGCAGTACGCTCTTTCTCATCAGGGATAGTCTTCTCAATTGTTTTACCCCAGATGTCTGCCTTACGAATCTCTGCACGGATCTTCCTAGACGCATCCTTGATAATTTCTACAGCAGACTTAATAGAAGGACTCTCTTTTTCCTCTGCTGTAATACTGTTATCAATGATCTCATGGGCAATCTGTTCCTTTGGTTGGTTCTTATCCAGAACCTTGTGCATAGGAACATTCTCACCAGTCTCTTCTACATGAGAAGGGTCTTTAGCATACCCTTGTTTCTCCCAGAAACCGATTGACTCAGGTTTAGCTAAGAGGAAAGCAGTCTTGTGTCCTTCCCGCTGAATGTCAGATTCCATGTTCTGAACAATCTTAGTTCCTAAGCCCTGCTTCTGTAAGTCTTCAGGAATATCTACAACATCAATATAGTTACCAGACCTTGTAGAAGTAATACCATGATCTTCCCTAATACTAGGATGTTGGTCTGCTTCAATCATTTCATCTGCTTTATCTCTCATAATTCTAAGAGAGGCTCTAGCATCATCATAACCATCTACATTATGATCTGTAGCTTTTAACTGCTGTTCTGCCCAGTGCTTTGCTTCTATAGCATCTTTAGGATGGTAATCCTTTGGGGGATTATTAAGCATATCTAACTTAGCGTCAGATTGTTTAGCTAAATCTTCATTCTGCTTCTCTAGCTTAGTAGTAGCAGTTTGAGTGTCTTGCTTACGTTGTATTACATCAGAGACAGACTCATTGGGTTTGATCTTAGACTTAGCAAAGTCAGGGTCTACAAACTTAGCAGGGGCTTTAGGGCTTATTACCTTCCCTTTAATTCCCTTTATAGCAGCACCAATCCCCGGAACTTCGACAGCCATTCCGGGCATAAGCGCCATCAGACCACTTTCCTCTATAAACTTACCAACAGCTTCTGCTTGACTCTTTCCAGACTCAGTACGAGGTTGGTAGGTCATAGATTCCATAACCTTACCTGCTACCTCTTCTTTATCCCCACCAAAGGGTATAGAGGCCATACCAGCCCCCGCAGCGAGAGGGCCAGCTACAGCCCCAGTTGCAGTAGTCAGTGCTGCCTCTCCTGCCCCTACAATCGCTTCTCCAGCGGTAGGGGCTTTTTGAGGGGTTACTTCTTTTACTCCGGGAATATCCTTAGCAGAATATGTTTTAGGAGTATCAGGGTCTACAAAGCCAGAAGCTCCTTTCGGAGCATCGGGATCTACAAAGGTTGAAGCCATTTAGAGTTTACCTTTTTCTTTTCCTGCGGCTATAATGTCCTCTTCAGACATTCCCGGATTAGCTTGTTTAGCTCTAATAATCCAGTTGGTTTGTTCAGTAGTATAGGTAGTCTTCTTAGAAGAGGTTTCCTTTGGTTTAGGAATACCTTTAGTCTTTTCTTCTGCTACTTGATGACTAAGAAGAAGCTGGTGGTTCTCTTCACGAGTACGATCTACCTGTGCCTGAAGTTCTTTAGCACGATCTAGGACAGTTGTCTTCTGTGGGTTTTCTACTTTACTAGCAAACAAACCATCACCGGGAATCATAGGGTCCATGTTGTCAGCTTCTTTCTGAAGCTTCCCAATTTCACTCTCGTAAGATTTAATCATCTCGTTATTGCCTTTAATAGTGTCAGCACGAGCACGACTCTCAGCAGCAAGTGCTTTAACATTATCAGATTGAATCTGGCGATTAGTAGTCTGAGCTAAACGAATAGAAGCTTGTTCTGCTTTCTTCATTTCAGCAAGAGCACGGATATGAGCATTCTCAGCTTGCTTGTTTTTAATCTGATCTTGAGTAGAAACATTCTCATTGAGTTTGGTTTCTATCTGGGCTTTACCTTTAGCATCGTAATGTTCAGGTAAGAGTTTATTAACAGCATCCTTGATGAAGTTCTCACGATTAGAAGGATCAATCTTCTTATCCTCTATAGCTTTATCTGCCATAGCTTCCATCTCGCCACGAGCATACTGCCTAGCTCCTTGTAGAGAAGTCTCGTCGTTGACTGCCCCAAGCAAAGCATGCTGTTCCCCAAGATGCCCCTCAGTCTGTTTATATACTTTCTCTTGGAGATTATCTTTATCTCTTTGCATCTTCTCAAGACTAGCACTAGCAGCCTTCTGATCTTCAGGAGCAAGCTTACCAATACGGTTGCTCTCTTGGTCAATCTGTTGTTGCCTTTGCTGAAGTTCCTGTGCTTGAGTTAAGGTATCATAATGAGCAGTACCAGAAGCACCAGCCTGTTTACCTTTCATATAATCCTGTAAACCTTTATAGCGGTCTACTTCGTAAGCAGCTTTAGCTGTATTAGCTTTGTTCTCTGCATTGGTAGCTTCTGCACCAGAGGCTTGTGTCTGGAACGATGTCAATGCTGTATCTACTGCTTCTGAACCTTTAGCAGCTTCTGCGATACTAAATCCGGGACCTGAATATGCCATAATTATTTATCCTTTAGAAACTACCACCAACATATCCGTTACCAGACCCTGCGGTACTTGTCTGTAACTGGAAAGGAACAGGAACCCATGTTCCTTGGTCGATTGGGGCAGCAGGTTGTTGGGCAACACTTCCATTCGTCACTCCAGACTTACTAAGTATATTAGCAAGTCCTCCTATATTACCACTAGCTGTAGTAGATGCTAAGTTAGCAGCAGCAACTCCAGCTTGTCCTCCAGCAGTAGGAGCAGTACCAGCACCAGAGAGGGTAGACAGATTACCAAGCTGCTGTTGGAAGAACTGATTCTGTTGTCCTCCAGCAAAAGTCTGTAATGCCATCTGCTCTGCACCAGACTGTGTGCCTCCCATAGAAGCTTGCTGACGTTGTATGGCTTGTGTACCCTGATCCATCTGTGCTTGCCACCCCGGAAGCTGTTGTACACTATTGGGGTTCTGCATCAGACTATTAAGCTGGGAAGCATACTGGGGGCGATAAGAAGCAAATGGATCTACCATCTGTTGTGCTTGTTGCCCAGAGGAACCCCCATTAATGGCTCCCATTATTAATGAGGAACCAACATTTACTGCTATTGCTGATACTATCATTGAGGACATAACATAACCTCTTTATTATTTAGTTTAATCGTTTGTCTATAGTCTAGTGTTAGTTCTTCTCCAGACCTACCCCCTAATTTCCCCTGTATCTTCTTATTTGCTACAATATAAATATCATTGTCTGAGTTTAATACTCCAATACAATTAGGAGTCTTAGAATGATTTATTTGATACCCCGCTGGGGTTCTTTGTTCATTCAGTCTAGCAGGAGCTATTACTTCTCCTTCTTCTATGTCACTAGAAGCAAACAATCCTTTACCCTCTATAGGGGATCTTTCAGTACTAATCTTGTATGTTCCCATAGGGAACGGAATACAATCACCTCTGTAGTGAGACTGCTTGTACACCTCTTCTGCTGATATACTATGTTCTTTAAGAAGAAGATCAAAGTCATCTCTGTCTTCCTGATGAGAAAGAATAGATTCCTCAAACTCCTTGTCAAAGACTTTAGAGGCTTCTACGTCTTTCCTCCAGTAGGTAGCCTCTAACTTTTCTATATCAGTCTCAGTAGTAGCATATATGTTCTGCCACACTACTTCCTCAAAGATGAATCCCATCTTCTTTCCCGGAGGGGCCACAAACATATAAGGAGCCTCCATGTAGGTAATAGAACCATCAGGAAGAACGTAGTTCAACTTCCCCTTCAACAGAATATTTAGATGTTCTATCGTTTGATAATTACCTATAGATAGTGCTCCTGCCGGTATAGTTATCTCCCTAATGTACAACCCGGGGCCAAAGTGATGAACTACATTTGCAGGAGCTTGTGGAGAAGCTAATAAATCCTCTTGTATACATGCTATATCATTAGGACTAAAGCGTACAGCAATTTCAGTTGTCAAGCGTTTTCTCCTTCTTGTACATCAGCTTCAAGAGCTTCAATACGAATAGGTTGGTTGATGGTACATACTAGATCAAAAGCTTTACGTCTACCTCTACCTAATTGATATATGATAGGACGCTTCATACTTAGATCTACAGTACGATAAGCAGACCAAGTCTGGTAGTCATCGTTGGTATGTCTAATAGAAGCACTTCCCGGAACAAGATCCCCTATCACTTCCAGACTGAACCAGAACTTATGTTTGTTATTGTTGTTATCAAACTTAGGAGTAACAATACGATAGTTAATGTTTGCACTTAAGTCTTGGTAGGTAGTCTCAGACAGCTTAGAGATTACTCCAGCAGGGAGTTGTACATAACTAATACCACCCATAGAAGCAAAGAACTCAGGGGTGAAGTAAGACTCTGCTCCAGCACCATTATCTGAAGTGAACTGTGTCCATGCCTTCTCATGTAAGTCATATGCAAAGGTGTAACCACTATCCTTAAGAGTAAGAACATACAGTACATGACCAGCTACTTCTACAGACCATGCTCTTACATTAGTCATAGCATCAGCATTCAAGAAAGCATCTATAGACTTGGTACTGATCTTCTGAGGGGCTTGTCCTTCGACTCTATACACCCCTCTGCCAGTTTCTCTTCCTTGACCAACCCACACGACAGTCTGAGCCGTTAATATCTGTACTACTGATTGTGCATTAGCACAGCCTATTTCCATCTTAGCAGTGTCATTCCTCTGTAAAGGAGATCCCACAGCAGTAGCAGCATCGTAGAAGTACTCACCAGACCACTCACCAAACGCTATCAAGTAAGATAAGTGTTTAGTAATAGCAACACCACCATCCGGTTCACTAGACTTTACAACATAGTTAAGAGCATTCCATACTGTAGTATCTTCAATATTACTGTTGTATATGCGACCATTAGTAGTCATAACATATACAGTATCGTCTAGGTATACAGCACCCGGAACCAGAGTCATTGCTGGTGTTTGGTTAGTTGGGAAGTCAGCAGCATTATCTACTATAGAAATCACGGTACTTGCTGTGTAACCAACACCACCATTAACAATAGTAGCACCACCAATAGCACCAGCAGTAGAGGTAACAGTTAAGGAACCACCCACACCAGAGAAGGTAATGGGAGTACTATTACTAACTGTGACAACAGTGTTAAGAACCACTGTAGTACCTGTAGTAGAGACTACCGTAGTACCTGATGGTATTCCTGTACCTACAACTAATTGTCCAGCTAATGCTCCAGTAGTTGCTGCAAAGTGGAGAGTAACATCACTGGTAGTTATAGCATTTGTAGTAAGACTAACACCAGTGTCTACAATAGAGACTGATACTGAGCTAGAATAACTACTACCTGCTGTAGCAGCAAACACAGTAATAGTGCCAGCACCATTTATAGTCTTGGTTACAACAGAGCCACTACCATTCACTAGAGGTAAGAAGGCTCCTGATGTTCCATTAATATTATAAGCATTAGTACCATTATGGAAAAACAAGTAAGGCATGTCAGAGGTTTCTGTAAAGGTATACAGACCTGCTGTTACTGCCCCCTTATTTGTAGAAGCTCCTGCTGACGTGATTTCATTCACAGTATTATTTACAATACTGTACAGCTTACCTGTACCTTTAAAGGCATAGATACCTTGAGCAGAGGAAGAAGTCTGTGCAGGAGTGACAGCAAAAGAGGCCAGCCCCGGCCTCTTAATTATGTACTTCTTTCCTTCTTCTGTCTCGATAAAAGCATTTACAATCCTTGCATCCTTTGCTGTACTAGCACTACGGCTAGACACAGGATGAGCTATAGGAATTCTAGCAGTAACCATTGTTACCTCTTTTGATAACGCATATCAGGTGTAAAATATACTGAGTTATACTCAGTGTCAAAGTCTTCTGCCTCAGAAAGATACTTATGAGCAGCACCACCAATCATCTGTGCTCTAGCTGGCTCTACACCCATATCAAGGATCTGATCTTGAGCTAATGCCCAACCAAGAGCATATAACCATTCAGCAGGAACATCTAGATTATCTGTAGAAGCAGTGACATCATACAAAGTACGCTGAGTCAACAGGTGCATCTGATACATACCAGCAGCAACAGTATCAGGAGTCAAATAAGTAAAGACAGTGCTTTGATCTCTACCTACGTTCATATACACAGAGTTAGAAGTACCAGTACTAAACTTAGAACCAAACTCATTATAGTTATGTTGTGATATAACCTGTAAAGGAATATCATTGTTAGGAGTAACAGAAGTGTTACGAAGCCACGCTTGCATAAGCTTCATGGGCTTGTCTGTCACTAAGTCAGGAGTACCCGGAGCAGTTCCTGTATTACCTATAATGTAAGAACCCTTATTTGCTTGTAAAGGTAAAGTAAGCTCTACAATAGTCCAGATCTTAATTCCTTTGGTAATCCAACTCTTTAAAATCAGATTGAGGGAGTCACTGAAGTTCTGGACTATCAGAGGATCAGGAGTAGCTCCCGGCTCCAGAACACCAAGCTTACGCATAGCGAACTGAATGATCTGATCTCTGTTATAGTTAAACGTAGTAGTTGTTGGAACAGTCATTTTACATGTCTTCCACTTGGGTCAATCGGGTTTAAGAAAACATCGCCAATATCCATCCGCTTATGTGTATATCTTCCATTACAGCCCCAGCGCCGTTTTCAATTCCGCAAGCTGGATGGGGTCTGCCAATATCTGTTGCATCAACGATGGTGGTGCGATTTGAATTGGTGGAGCAACAACACCTCTAGGATCATTATCCGCCACGTCCAAAACCGTTCCGACAGGACATGGGGAAGGCAGGGCGTACCCAGCAAAAATTGTTTTTCCAGCAGCATCTTGAATAATTTTCATTAAGCTCTCCTCGCGTCGGTATATTCGATTGTCACCCAGTAGAGCACAATGCCAGCAGCATTTCCACGCGCAGCAATCTGAGCCGACGTGTTCGTTAGCTTTCTCCAATTTGGGTAAAATGTTAGGTAGGCGTTCTCTGGGCTATAGTCAAATCCCGGAGCGCCAGTCCATCCAGTAAGGGCGCGAGCGGAAGGGGCAACGTCGGTCTCGTCTGGTGACTGAAATATCACCGTGGTTTGTGTGGCACCAAATACCGAACTTGATCTCCCCAGTACCTCCATTTTCACGCCCGTAGGCACTGACAACGTGTACAGAATGCGAGTGGCTCCCTGAACAGTGGTAGAAATATCTAATGTTTGAGCCAATGGGAATACGCGAACAGCGCCTCCGCTCACTTCTACAAACGTATCCGCTATCAATGCACCCGCTGCGGTGGTGCGCAATGAGAATACCCGCCGAGATGAAACAGCGTAACCCGTGGGGAATGTTGGTGTTAAAGATGCACTGACGAACGAACCGGTTCCACTAGCACCAGAACACATATAAACGTGGTAGGTAGTTGAGTTCGCCAGTGTGGACGATGCCGCATCCGTACCGTTAATGGCGTTACCGTTAGATGCAGCCCATGAGGTTGTCGTTGTTTTGGTGATAACGGCATCTTGTGTGCTATCGGTTGCCTGCCCTGCTGAAATCGTAAACGATGCGGTAGTGCTAGTCCCTGCTATCGAAGACGGTATGAATCCAGCTATGGCGGAATAGGGAACTGGAGCAGCAGCAGCAGCCGGATTAATTAGTGTCCAAGAGGTCGTAGCTAATTTATAGCCTAAAGTAAGACGATGGTCAAGTCCTGCTATAGCTCCTACTCCAAGTGCCACATTATTCAGCACTGTAATTATATGAGCACCTGTAACAGTAGACCCTAAAGTAAGGTTAAATGTAGGGGTAGTTGTAAGATTAGCTGTAAGTGCATCCACTGTAACTATCATACCATCATACAGAGCAGTCAGAGGGGAAGATGCTAGGGTAGCTGTAAGAGCATCAGCAGTTCCACCTGCATCACCAACATAAACTGGATAACGCCCGTCAGTCTGTCCAAAGTTAGTGCTTTGAGTTCCTAGAGAAGCTGAAGGGACTACTTGAGGTTGTGTAAATACGTTAGCTTCATCTAGTTTAGGAATGTCATTTAAAGAGGCAGCTACCAAACGGAGTTCTACTTTATCACCAATGCTCCACGAAGTAGCAGACGTTCCATCTTGTGCCCTAGTCATGGTAAACACATCCCCAGAACGTGCTGTTACCTTGATGATTTCAATTGTTCCTGCTAAGTTTGTAAGGGTACAATAGAAGTAATCTCCTGCCCCCAGAGTAGGGAATAAAACTCCTTGACCTGTAGCAACAGTAAGACTAGTTACAGCATTGTTTATGCCAGCAGCTAAGGTAGATGTAGCATTATTTGTAAACTTCATTACCATAATATTATCCTACCGTAATTGTCCAGCTTATTGTTAAGGTGTCTGCTGCTGCTTTATTAATGACAGAGAAGACTACATGGGAGAGCATAGTACCTAGGACAGCGTTGTTAAAGATACCTGCCTCTGTAAGAGCCCCTGTACCAACACCTGCACCAAACGTAGCAGTAATTGTGGCAGTATTAGTTGTAACATTAGAGGAGAAAGCAACTCGGGTAAGTTCAGTGCCTAAGGTAGTGTCAGCCAGATTAGCAGCTGTGGAATTAGTTCCTACTGCTACATAAGTAAAAGGAGAAGCAGAAGCAGTTGTTACTGCTGTTGCAAGGAAGTTCTTTCCTACTTGTACAATTAAATTAGGAACTGTAAATTGTTCTTTGACATTACCAAAGCTGTCTTTAAGAATAGCTGTGATAACTCCAAAGGCGTTAGGGGAGTCGTGTATATGCATAATTTATCCTAATACTCTAGTATTTAAAGCTGCCCCATTTAATACTGGAGGGGAGGTTAATATAAAGGTTATTCCTTCTGTTCCAAGTACAGTGTCTGCTAGTGGGTAGGTATTAGAGTCTGTGTATGTTTCTGATACTGTAAACTGTTCTCCACTTAAAGCAGTAAACACAAACACATCTGAGTTAAGACCATTACCATTTAAGGAAAAGGAATTCAAAGGGGAATTAAAGGGACCAGCAGTTGCTATTATCTTGTTTACTATTCTAGTACTATTATCTACAATAGTAGTAGTGTCACTAAATTGTAGAAAGTAAGGAATACTTATAAAGTTGTCAGAGGACTCAGGTCTAGTCCAAGGAGCAGCCTGTATATCTATTTTAGCTCTTACGAAGTCCTGTGGCTGTCTAAGTTCAAAGTCTTTGTTACAGACCATGAAACCATCCCACCTAAGACGTAGATCACTGGCTTTGTATTCCATTCCGCAAATATCGCAGATAGCTTTCCAGTTGCCCTTGTCATAGGTGGGACGGTATGCCATATTAGTTCTTTACCATTTCAATAATCAAGGAGAAGGATTTAATCCCACTAGTCCACCCCTCAGTAGTAGCAACAATTCGTCCGGTCTTACCAGCACCAGCATTGTTTACCAAGCCACCAAAGTGTCTATAGTCTCCCTTACCACGACCAACTAGTTCTTCAATACGAACATTGGCAGTAGCTTCCCAAAACAAGTTGACAGATAACAAGTCTTCTATGTTAAGGGTAATCTTGTTAATACGTAATGAAGTAGCTACTCGACCACTCTGAGAATCACAAGTGGAAAGAAGAGCAGGATCTACTACAACAATCGCTCCAGCAGTACCAGTAATAGTAATAGCTGCTGCGGCATTATTAGCTAGAGCAGCATTACTTACTGTTATAGAGGTAGCACTAATAACACTGGTTACATAAGTATTAGCAGGGAAGGTAGTAGTACCATCACTAAATGTTAAGTACTGCCCTGAAGTAGGGACTAAAGCCCCTGCTACAAAGGCTACAGTCTTAGATCCAATAGTGGTAGTAAAACCAGAAGCCCCAATCTGCCCCGTTTGAGCTACGTCAGCAGTGTCCAGAACACCCTCGAATTTAACGACTGTGTTCCTTTCCCCATCGACTAGCAGTTGAGTTGTGACTGTATTAGCCATTGAGTTTCCCTATTAATAACCGAAGCAGGAAGCGTGGAGAACTGTACCTACTGCAAAGTTACCCGCTGCCAAACTATTATTATAGTTTGCGATAGTGACAGAAGAAGCAGAACTAGCAATTTGTTTTACAAGCACAGAACTAGCATTAGTTGTCTCATCAAATACTTGACACATCCACCCATTAGTGGCATTAGGCATAGTTAATACTCCACTAGAAGCAGCTACACTAGAAATAGGGATTTCAAAAGCGCCTGTTCCATTGGCAATAGCAAGTACAGTACTTGCTGAATAACCAAACCCACTAGCAACATAAGGGGCGGTTCCAGATACTAGAAGACTATTCAAGCTAAGACTTGTGTTAGGCACTTGGATATAAGCCAGTGTAGGAAATGCTGTGAAAGCCAACACGCCAAAGATTGCACCAAGGACTGTACCAACAAGAAACTTTTTAATTGTTTTAAACATTTATATCTCCTATTAACGCTCAACAGCAGCAAGAATGTAATCTACAGAAAGAGTCTTAGCTGCGGCAGCACCATTCTGAATACCAAAGGACAGGTTCAAGTTAGCAGAACTAATAGCTGCTGGAGTAAGAACACCTACTGCTCCTTTATTAGCTGAAGCTACGTTAGTTGCAGCAGAACCACTTTGAGGGTAGTAACCAGTAGAAGGGTTTACGAAGGCTTGGATGTTACCTTTACCATCGTAGTAGAAACCAAGTTCAACATAGGTAGCATTAGCCAGAGCACTAACAGCAGTGGGCAGAGTCAAGGTAGTAGTTGTGCTAGTAGCAATGTTTACCAGTGACAGAGTAGTAGCACCAGTGGCTTTATAGAAGTAGATGCCATCCGTAGCAGCCAGAGGAGTAGTAGTCGTATTCAACAGTCCAGCATAGAAGCTAGAGTTAGTTGCGTCAGACAGAGCGATACGAGTCTTGAAGAATGCCTTACGAGCACCTACAGTAGACGTAGCCGTAGTCAGGGCAAAGTTAGCTGCGGGCAGTTGCAAGAAGGCAGCATCAGTTGCACCAGTAGTTGTGGTGTTGGTAAGGATACCCCCAGCACCAGCAGTAATGGCAGTAGTAGGCAACCCAATATCTGTAGCTACAAAATCAGATGTAGAGATATTGTGGAAGTCATTAAAGTAGACTTGGTAGTACGATGGATCAAGAAACCCAGCTTGTGCGAGGGTTTGGAACGGAGCAGCGTTTGTT